AATTTTACAAACTTTAATTTTGAAAAAAAGGATGATTTCTATATTTGGAGTAAAAAAGAGTAATATAAAGAGAGTTTAAAACTCTCTTTTTTATTTTATGAAAATAATATTTTAATATATACATAAAAACATTAATTAATTTATGGCTCTTTTATATGGATATGGAACTGGAAGTAATATAGAATCATCTCGTTATGATCAAGTTGTTGATTTATTAAATAACATTCCTAATAATACAACTAATTATGTTACAGCAGAGTTTGTTAGAAATGCAGTATTTACACTTTGGGAGAGAATAAGTGATTTGAGTGTTATTGTTGCTTCTGCATCTGCAGTACCTACAACATATATGAATGCAAATCCAACAACTATCACAGTTGGTGGAGTGGCAACAGGAACAACATTTCCAACACCTCAAACAATTCAACAAATGTTTGATGCAATTTTATATCCATATGCTTCACCAATACCATCAATTAATGTAGTTGGTTTTATTAGTAGTACAACACCTATAACTACAACAAAAGAATATGGACAATCATTAAATAGTATTCTTTACTGGTCAGTTACTAAAAAATCAAATGCAATAGTAAGTATTGTTGTTGATGGTACAACAATTTTACCTATTACAGGAAATTCACAAAGTGGTTGGAGAACAGTAACAGGAACTTATAGTTTTCCTCTACCAGTTAGTACAACAAATAACTTCATAATGACTGTAAATGATGGAACAGGAGGAACAACAACAGGTACATCAGTTACTTGGATGAATAAAATATACTGGGGAACTATTGATTTAAGTGGTCTTGTTTACCCTAATCCTGATTTAACATTAAATCCATCATATACAACTTATGTATCAGCTACAGTAACAAGTAATCTTATAAAAGCTCTAACAGGTGCAGGTGTTGGTTCAGGAAGTGAATTATCAACAAGTAAAAACAAAACATATACTGGAATTAATGGTAATGGTAAGTATTTGATATTTGCTTGGCCAAGTTCAGTAAGTGGTGCATTAACACCTACTTTTACAGTTAATGGATTAGCAAATACAGCATTTACAAGAGTTAAAACTGGTTGGGCATTTACCAACACATATAATGTAACAACAAATTATGAGGTTTGGGTAAGTAATACTATCTATAACTCACCAGCAAATGTAATAATAAGTTAAAAAAAATATAAGAAGAAAATGGCAGGAACACCAAATGTAGGAACATTAGTAGGAGCAGCAATTAGACCAATTAACTCTGCAGACTTAATCTCAACAGCTTATGCAAATGAGATTAAAGGTGGTATTCATGGATATGCAACTATAGCAGAAAGAGATAGTATAATTATTCAAAGAAGACAATGGGGTATGTTGGTTACTGTTTATGATGATCCAAATCCATCTAATAATAAAACATATCAATTAAAATATAATAATGTTGATACTGATTTAATGAATTTACTTAACTGGGTTGAATATACTGGTGTAAGTTCTACTAATATAAGTGAGTGGCAAAATTCAGTTAAATCTATTGTTACTACAGTGCCAGCATCACCAAGTGATGGTGATAGATATTTAGTGGGTACTAGTCAATTTTCACCAGTAAATGGTGCACCTTGGGCTGGTAATCCAGGAGGTTTTATATCAGAATATAATGCAACAACTACAAATTGGACTAATACTTATCCAACAAATGGTATGACTGTTAGAGTTGATGACCAAGATAATTCACTTTATAAATATGAAGGAACTTACTCAACTGGTACTTGGGGTAAAGAAAAATTAACTCAAGTATATTCTATTGATTTTACAGGAGATGGTACTTTATATTCAACTACAGTATTTCCACAATTTCCAACATATGATAAAGATACAATATTCTTATCTAAATTTGATGTTGTGAATACAACTACAAATGTAAAAGTAAATATTAATGGTGTAGGATTCTTGGATGTTAAAAAACCATCAATAAATGGTTTAATAGATTTATATCCTGGTGAAATTCAACCTGATAACATCTATAGTTTAACATATGATCAAACAAATAATTGTTTCCAATTCTTTAGAAACTACTCAAATGATGCAATAAATATAAAATATTATATTGAACCAAATGATTATATAGTTGTACCACCATTTTGTCAATATTGGGTATATGGTGATTTAACTGTTGATGGTACTATAGTTAATTATGGCCAGGTAATTGTTGCAAATGGAGAGTTAATAATTGGTACTTCTGGACAAGTTCAAAACTTTGGAGATGTTGATTTAATAACTATAGGTGGTGGTAATTCAAATGTTGACTTTAGTGCTATAGATGGACATTTAATTCCTTCTGTTGGTGATACTTATGATATAGGTGCAACAGCAGGTTATAATTGGAGAGATTTATATTTATCAGGAAACACAATTTACTTAGGTGATTCTACAATATCATCAGTTAATGGTGAAATTCTATTTAATGGTAGTACTACAGTAGGACCTACTGGACCTCCAGGTATGGATGGTATTGTAGGTGGACAAATATACTATTTCAATGAGAGTGTTGTAGGTTATACTGCTTCTTATAAACAATTAGGTAATAGTCCTATTATAACAAGTGAACAAATAGTAACAAAAACTTTAGCTCCTACCGAGTCTAATGTACTTGTTAGTTCTTATATTTCAGATAGTTTAGGATTAACTATTATACCGGGTGGTGTTCAAAGATTTACATTACACTACTTAAAAGGTTCAAGTCAAAGTAATATATCAACTTATGCAGTAATACAATTAGCAAATGAGAATGGTGATAAATATTATGATTTAGGAGCAACTCAAGCTATTGCATTTAGTAATACACAAACTATAGATTGGAATGGTACTAATGTGGTATCAGTAAATCTTGATATTATATCAATGACTACAGAAATTCAGGCAACTGATAGAATAGTAATATCATTATATGCAAATAACTTAGATAGTACAACTCAAAGTATATCATTTTATACAGAAGGTTCTAATAATTATTCATATATACAAACTTCAACTGCAGTTGTTCCAGGTCCAATTGGACCTACTGGTGCAACAGGTGCAACAGGACCTACTGGTGCAACAGGACTTAGTGGTGATAGATATTCAACAACATCATCAGACACATTCACAATACCAGCAGTTGGTATAACAAGAGATTTTGTAGTAGGTAGTGGATTAGCATATACACCATCACAAACAGTTATAGTTTCACCAAATGTTGATCCAAATGATCACTTCCATGCCATAATTAATAATTACTATCCATTGACAGGTTCAATGAGTGTTACTTGTACAGAAGATAATAATTTAGCAGGTGAAACATACTCAGCTTGGACAATTAACTTATCTGGTGCAGTTGGTGTACCTGGTGATATTGGACCTACAGGTTCAATTGGTGTAACTGGTGCAACAGGACCAACTTATGTAAATATTTTATTTACACATGCAGCAATAAATCCTGTAAATAGTACAAACTATACAATTGGTAGATTTCCACAAATACAACCATATAATATAACTACAAATAAAGGTAGTTATATATCACAATACACTGGATATATTACAGATGTTTCCATTGTTGCAGATTTCACTGGTGGTACTACTGAAAGTTCAACATTTACTATATCAAATGCAACACAAGGAACTTCATCTATTATAGATACTACTATAAAGTATGCTGCTGCTTCATCAAATACAACAATATTCAATGAGGCATTAACATCTGGTGTTAATCCAGTTGGATGGGTTGCAACAGGAGTTACTTTTGTTTCAGGTTATGCTTATTTTGTAAGTGTACCAAGTGCAACTTTAGATACACCATCTTTTAGTGGAACAGGATATGATACAATTACAGTAACTACAGATGTTGCAAAATTTGGTACAGGTACAGATGGACCTTTAACTATTCAATATTCACTTGATGGTGGTTCAACTTGGCTTACTGCAGGTAATACATCAATTCCTACAAGTTCAACATATCTAACATCAACTGTTACTATACCGGCAACCTCAGGAACAATGAAAATAAGAGTTGCTTCTATAAATACAACCAGTCAAAAAAGGTTAAAAAACTTTATTGCAGTTGGTGTTACATTACCACCAATAGTTCAATATAATTATACATTATCAAATACACTACCAGTTAATAGTGGTGATATTATAAAAGTATTATGGAGTACACCTGCTTGGTTAACTCCACCAACATCAGTAGTTAATTTACTTGATGCAAAATTAAAATTATTATAATGAATAAATATGAAATAATTGAAGTTAATGGACAATCAATAATTGTTTACTATCAAGATAATGTTGAAATAACTAGAGAAGTATATAATTCATCTTATGTAATCAGAACTGGTTATGAAAAAAGGAATAAAATGACTCTACCAGAAGGACATTCAATTCCTTTTGTTGAAGGTGATTATCTATATAATTTTTATCTTGAACTATTGAAAGATGATGATAATTTAGATGAAGATGGATTTCTATCAACCATAGGTAAATATAATTTTAATAAAGAAATAAGAAAAGTTTATTCAAATAAAATATCAAATATAGAAGGTATGAGTGAAGCAGTTGAAAGATTTGCAATTGATGGAACACCAGTACCACAAACTATAATAAACCAAAGAGATGCATTAAAAACAGAGTTTTTTACAATAACTAATACTCTTTATTAATTTAATATATATGATAATGAAAGTAAATAAATATTTTGAATTTGTACAAGCTGATTTAGAACCAGTAAAATCATTTCATATCAAAGATGAATTGAATCCTAAAGTATGGGATAATTTTGAACTTGATGATGAAATAAGGAGAGAACTATTACAAATAGGTGAAGACTTCTATAGTGAATTAGATTTAGAAGCAGATGTACTTGATATTATATTCTGTGGTTCATTATGTAACTATAACTGGTCTGAAAAATATTCAGATTTTGACCTACATGTTATCATAAGACACTCTGATGTTGATGAAAATGTAGAATTAGTTGAAAAGTATTGTGATTATGCTAAGAAATTATGGAATGACCAACATGATATTCAAATTAAAGGTTATGATGTTGAAATAATGTTACAAGACATCAACTCATTAAAAGAAGGAATTGAAAGTGGTAAAATGGGTGGTGCTTATTCTATCTTAAAAGATAAATGGGTTAAGAAACCTCAAAAAATTGATTTTGTTCCAGATGAGGAAGAAATTAAAGAGAAAGCTAAAACTATAATGTCAAAAATTGATGACTTAGAAGAAGCTGCAAAAGAAGATACTTATGATGCACTTAAAGATAAAATCAAAAAAGTGTGGACTAAAATAAAAGATAGTAGAAAAAGTGGTCTTGATAGTGAAGGTGGAGAGTTCTCAACAGGAAATCTTGTATTCAAATTACTAAGACGTAACAACTATATAGGAAAAATAATGAAGCTTAAAAGACAAGCTTATGATAAACAATTTAATTAAATTATGCATATTAGAATAGCCGAAATAGAAGAAGCATTTAAAGAGATATTTAGTGAAGAAGATGGTGTAGTAAGTGCCATTGAAACAGTATATGAGAAATCAAAAGATGGTGATTACCTTAAATTAGTAATTTGTTTACAAGGTCTTTCAACAGAGGATATTTCTATAATACACACTAAGTTTATTTTTAAAACAGACTTAGAAAAAAGAAATATTATTGAAAATTCATTTATATATCTTTATGATATAAATTGTGTTTATCACAAAATGGAGTTTGATAGTATAATTGAACTAAAACAAAAAATTGATGACATCATTGAGTCTAATAACTTTGGTGAAGATATACAAATCTTATCAGACTTTATTGAAGCACCTGCAATGTTCTTGAATTACTATATGAAAAGAGCAAAGATTACTGAGTATTCTGTTTTTGATGTAGAATATGAACCTAAGTTTAAAATAGTTTCTTGTGAGAAAACTACATTTGACTTTAAAATAAATATTAATAATAGTTATGATATTGAATTTTCAATACATAAAATAGATAAAGATTTAACTGAGGATCCTGATGATATAGATATGTATAAATTACAATTTAGATTTATGGATGAAATTGAATCTGTAGAAAGTGATACAATTAAAAATATACACTTCTTAATTGGATCAAATATGTCTAAATTATTAGATAGAAAACTAAAAAATCAATAAACACAATGGTAAAAATGGTAAAATTTGAAGACTTCAAAAAAGAAGAAGAACAAAAAGAGCTTCAAGACTTAGAAAGAACATTTACTAAAAATAGTTCTGATAAACAACAATATCCAAGAAATACAAAATTTCACTATAATGATGTAACTAAAAAAATGGATGATTTGTCAGTTGATGAGGTTGATGATTCTATTGAAAGTTTAGAAGAATCACATGGAAGTGATTTAACTGCACACCAGATAGTTCTTAACTCACTTAAAATGTATAATTTGGAAAGTGTTGCTAAAAATGATAGTCTAAAAGAAGAATTGGCAAGAGAAATTGTAAATGATTTAGTACATGCTAATTTAATGAAATAAAAAAAGAGAAGAATAAATCTTCTCTTTTTTTATATTAATTTATTTATTGTTAATTCTCTATTAACAGACTTTGTTATATGACCAAGTACTGTCTTTTCTAACTTATCCTGTATATTAAGTTTTTCTGTATCATCCTGACTATTTTCATATATATCAATAAGTTTATAGTTCTCATTATACCAACTATAAAACATATCAATACAAATCTCCATAAAGTCTTCAAAATCATCATTAGACTCATATACTGCTCTTAATACAACCAAGTCTAAATCATAGAACTCTATAGCAAAATCACTATTCCAACTTATATCAACAACAAAACCTAAATCAACTATCTTATCAAGATGTGTTTTAATCATTTAATAAAGTATCTATTTTTTTATCTCTCAATTCAGTAAGATATTTATTATAATTATTAGAATACATTTTATCAATAACATAACATATTTTACTATCATATGATGAAAACATATCAAAATCTATAACAATTCTTGGTGTAAAAGTTGCCTCATTTTTAATTTCAGAATCAATATAGTTGATATTTAATCTCAAATCATTTATCAACAATACAATATTATCATTAAATCTCATATATGGGTCAATAAATAATTCAATAGTTGATAGAAATCCTATACTATAAATATCAGCACCACTATTTAATACAGTTGTTTTAAAGTGAAATCTAGCATCATCTTGAATAACCGATGCTAACATTGAACTTAATATACACTTCTTATAACCAGAATTGATAATATAGTCAATCAATTCATCTGTAGCAGGTTTAACCAATTCAACATCATTATTATATTTTGATAAATCTAAAAAATCAGTAATAGAATTATCCATTAATTCTTTAACACATTTTCTACCAATTGATTGAATAATATCATTAGATATATGTTCTTTCATAATATCAAACTCTGCAGGTCCTACACTTACAGATGTAGAATACTTAGCAAAATTAGTATTAACAGATTTATCAAATGTTATAACATCACTTAGTTTAATATCATTAAATAGTTCTTTAATCTCTAAATGGATCCCATTCTGGTTCTGTTGCATTTGATTCAACTTTTATTTTTTCTCCAGTCTCAGGGTTGTAATTCATAATCAATAATTCAACACCTTTCTCTTTATCAACACCTTCTACTTTGTTTTTAATAACTGCAGAAGGTCTATGAAACTCTTTAGAAGTCCAAAAATACTCATCTTTAGGTAATAATTCCTCTAATAATGGAAAGTAATAATATGATAATGACCATCTACATTTAGATTCTTTTAACAACTCTAATAAACGTCTGTGTGAGGAAACACCAAAGGTGTTGTCTGTGTCACATCCATACCAAAATAGTCTTCTACCATCATCATCATTTTTAATGTCATTAAAACGAGCATAAGGTGGGTCTAAATACAAATAAGTATCTTCTGAATCATACTTTTTAATTACATCTTCAAAATCCATATTATGGAAGTTTGTAATCTTTTGTAATCTTTCAGTGTATTTGTTTTTCTCTAACTTATTGATTAATATTTGTAAGTTTAGTTTATTAGTTTTTTTCTTGAATCCAGTGAAACCACCACCTCTTGGATAAACTGAACTAAAACTTGATGTTATTAAGAATGCATAAATTGCAGCTACTTTAAAATCACCTAATTCAAAGTTCATATCATCTAAGAAATCATTTGTAACATAAGTTCTATAAATACCTTTATAGAAGTCCCATTTCTTATCTAATTCAGTTTCTTCTGTATATAGAAGTCCACCAAAGTCCATTAGTTTTTTAAGTTCAACCAAAAACTCTTCTGGTCTTGAACAACATTGCATCAAGTTAGCTTGATGTCTATTTCTATCATTAAAGATAACATTTTCAAATTCTAATTTAGAATCTAAATAGATTGCAAATGAACCAGAAAAAGGTTCTACATAAGTTTTACAATCTTTTGGTATTATAGGTGTGATAAAAGACTGAAAGTTTGCCTTACCACCAAAATATGAAATTATACTCATTTTTATATGTTTTTATTTGTTTTTATATGAATTGAAAGTCCAAAAGTTTATTTCTTTGGAAATAGAACATCATAAAGATTTGGTTTCTTTGTACCATCTAATTCACTTCTAATATCCATTAAAAGTTTACCTAAGTGGTTTTTACCTTTACCTGCACATTTCTCACAAGTACATTGACCCCAATAGTTGTCATGCCAATAGTTACCTTCAACTATTGGAACATTACCAGTCATTAGTAACATTTCTTTTAATTCAGGTTTCTTAAACTTCTCATTAACACCCCAAGTCATAAACTCTAATTTCTTAGAATCCCAGTCAGGTCTTATTTTAATTTGTTGACCTATTTTCTTTACTCTTCCTGGACTTGGAATTTTTGCAATCATTTCTCTAAAATCCACAGGAGTATAATATACACCATCAATTGTTTGATTACTATTACATTTCATTGCAACATAGTAATGTTCTACAGATGGGTAAGTTATACCTTGGTGTTCTATTTCACAGGGGTAGAAGTTTGAAAGAAAACTATATCTACCATTAAATCTATTTATCATAATTACAAAGTTAATATTTAATATATAATATATGAAATATTTGAAAAAGTTTTTTGAATCATTTGGAGATAAAAATATTATAGAAGAGTTACAAAAATTTTGTAATGAGAACTTAGCCTACTTAATAGATGAAGGTTATCAAGTAAAAGTAATATGGACACCAAATTGTAATGCTTGGAGATTAGTATTTGAAAAAGTTAAAAGAGAAGCAGCACATTTAAGAGATTCTGAAAGAATAAACTCTTTTTACTGGAGAGAAGTAAAAGATGATTTTATACCTTTCTTTGAAATGTTAGATAGTAAATATGAATTATGTGGAACTTTTAACAATGATTGGGTTCCTTCATATCAAAAGGATATTAAAGATGAATTAGTTGTAGATTTTGAAACACCTATGTATATTGTAGAACATACACATTTCTTCTATGAAAGAAAACAATTGTTATCAGGTAATGTAACAAGAAAAAAAATTAAGAAAATAATTATATATGTAAAAAACCCATCAAATTGATGGGTTTTTTGTTGTGGAGCTGACGTTGTACTGCCCAACGTGTCTTTCTCAGTTAATAATAACTATTCATTTACAGGTTTAGTTAGTTTTTCTAAGCTAACAAAATACTTAGTTTTTGAATCTCAAAACTCTAATAAAAAGGTTTCACTTTTAGACTGGTGACACAGCTTTTTTGTTTTGTAATAGTTAAACTTAATTAAGCTATTACTAGATCAGAGATCATGTTGTTTTGTAAGCAAGCTACTAAATCTTCACTTGTTCCTACTTCGTTTACGTTTCCGTTTAAATTTGTTATCAACTAATTTATTAATCGGCCATTAGACCACCCGATACCTGCATAATCACTACTAGACCACAAATCAATTCTATAACAGCCCCTTGTTTATTATGTTATATATATTATAATTAAAAAGTCAAAAAAGTTTAATTATTCTCCTTTAAATCTTAAAAGTATTATTTTCTCATTAGAATAACCAAATATATATTTATCATAAATTACTTCATCCTCATCAAATACACCATATATGTAATCTTCATCAATATCACCTTTGAATATTTCATCAATAGTTTCTACTTTTTTACCTAATTTACCAAAAATGTAATTTGAATCCTCAACCAATCTCATTTGATATTCATTTACATAATTCATAACATAGTCACCATCCTTGTCATGAGTTTCATAACTTGGTGATTCACCTAAGAAATCATCTAAATCAAATTCTATAACTAATGAGTTTCTATTTGCAAATATACCATATAATTCATTCTTAGTATATTTCTTAATTGTATCTGCAGGGTCTAGTATTAGATAATAACCATCAGAATAACCTTGTAAAACAACCCAGTGTTTTATTTGTCCACAATATACTGCCAACATCCAAACTTTATTTTCAGGTTGACTTTTAAAGTATTCTAATGATATATCAGCCATTACTTTATGTTTGATACCTAAATCTCTTATTATCTTAGACATTCTTGACCAAGGAGTACCACCAATTTTAGTTGGTGACATACCAAAAATGTCTTGTATTCCAAGATTATCTTTATATCCAGCTTCCATCATTATCATTTTTAATGATGTTGGTCCACAAGATGAACCACAATTTTGATTTATATGTCTCATTAGTTGTCTTTCTTTTTACAAAATTTAACAATTTCCATTACTTCACTTACATCAAACCCATAGTTAGATAATGTATCATTTATATCATTTATTTCAATACCTTCTTCTAGTTCATCATTAATATAATCAATTACACTTATCTGATTTTGTTCATAAAAGTCCAAATATTTTGTCTTTGGATATTTATTTATACCACCTGGTGTGTAAAATTCAATAGTATAATATACACCAAACAAATCATTAAACATAGTTCTTGTTTTCAACCAGTGGTTCATATTATTCAAACCATGAAATGCCATACCCCAAATAAATTGAATTTCAGGATGTTTGTTCTCTTTATAATAGTATTTAAGTTTATGTCCTATTCCTGCTGATTTATATTTTGGGTCAACAAATAATGAAACTCCTTCAACTCCTTTTAAGTTTTCACCTTGAAAATCATAAAAGTTTCCTGGATAATTAGGTAAACCTGTTTTTTCAAGTATATAACCACCAACTATTTTACCATCTATCTCTGCAATTAAAGAAACCGATAAATCTAATTTACTAAGTGCATAATTATCATGCATCATTTTAGTCATAGGATCCTTTAAATCTCCATAGAAATGACCAAAATATTGATATTTTAAGTCTAAACAAGCATCAACATCATTATCAGTCATAGGTCTTATGACAACTTCACCTTGTTTTTTATCTTCTTTTTTTTTACCAAATATATTTTTAAAGGATATTTCCTCAAACTTCTTTAGGTGTTTCATATTTTTCATTTTTATTTTTATTTTTTATTCATTATCAAAATCATCGCCATTACCTTCATTGTAATAGAAATTAAACTCTAATACAGTACCTCCAGTTCTTTTAGTTTGATACATATCAAATTCAGTATCATATTGGGGTATAATATCAGTTTTTAAATATTGTAATATATCAAAGATGTTAATCATATCCTTTAATCTTTCCAATTCATAACAGAATACTGATATACATATATCATATCCAGAATAGTCAACTGTAAAATCTTCAATACCTCTATTTCTAAGAGTAGTTCTTAATAAGTAAGCAATGTGATCCATACCATCATTATTATGACCATAATATTCATCATCATAATGGTCTGTATCATCAAAACTCTCTGTAAATTTTTTATAACTATCTATCATTTTATCTTATTTCAATTTTAATATATGTATCTTCAAATTCAACATAAGGGTCAATAATATTATATCTTGATAATATATTATTAATATATCTTAATGTATCACCTATTGCTTTAATATCACATCCAAGTGTATCAAATTGTATAAATACTTTACCATCATAACCTACAACTTTTACATCAAGGTCAAATGCATATCTTTTAATCTGTTGAATTAAATTTTTATACTTTCTAATAACTTCACTATTTATACCAACTTTTCTAATAGTAGGTAATTTACTCCAATTAACATTAACTGATGCTTTTGCAATTTTATCTAAAAATGTAATATTTTGTATTTCACTAAATGTATGTTCATTTTCATAACCTACTGATATATTAGTACACTCTGGAATATCATCAATAAAAGATGCTGAATCTGTAAAAATTCCTGTATCATCTAATGATAATTTTAACCCATTACTATTATATTCACTACACAAAGCTGATGCAAACTCATTAGAACAGCAAACTCTACCATATTGAGAAGTAATTACAGAACCTGTTTTTCTTCTATCAAATGATATACATCTTTTTATTTCTTTAAGATGTTCTATTTTATCAAAATCACCAGCAACTAATCTTGAACCAACACCACCTCTTTCTTCACCTAAGAAGAAGTAATATAATCCAGGAACATTATGTGCCATCATATAAAGCATTATAGTGACACCTGCTTTATCATCTGCACCAAGAATACTTGTACCATCAGTGAATATAAATTCATCATTATCAATAGTCTTAGTCATTAATTTAGTAGGTAATTGTTTCCAATCAGCAGTATCTAAGTGAGAAGTAAACATAGTTTTTGTATCACCAGGAATTATTTTGTAATAATTTCCATGTATATCTTTGTCAAGTTTAGGTAAAAACTGTAATACTTCTTTCTCATGACCCATTGGATAAGTCTTTGTAACTAATGATAAGAAAGTAGAACGTACATCTTTAGGATTAAATACAAATGGTTTATGTTCAATTGGTGTACCAGTTACAATACCAAATGCTTCTCCTTTAAATGAGTTATAAGCAGTGTGAAATTCAATTAAAGCATGGTCAGTTATTTTTAAATCAGGAAAATAGGTATTGGCAAACTTTGCAATACTTATGGTTGTTTTTTTACCTTTAACCATCATTTCAAAACAATTATTAACTTTAGATAGGTCCAAATAATAAATATCTAATACATTAGTATATTTAATATTACCATCAATAAGTCCCAATATCTTATAAGATAAGGTATTCTCAAACTCATCATCAATTTGTTTAATAACCTTTATAAATCTTGGTGAAAACTTTATTCTCAATTCTGCCATACTTTCTAATTTAATTTACTACTACTTCATGTGAGTTACCATAATCAACTCTTACTTGACCATCATTCATACCTGGTAACTTTTTAACAAATTTTGCTTTACAATAAACAATAGTAGCTTTATCTTCATCTTTTGCTTTACTATTTTTCTTAGCTATCTCAGCAACCTTTTTAATTACTTCTGGTGTAGGTAATTTTTCTCTAACAACAATTAACATATGACTACCTGGAACACCTTTTGTGTGCATCCAAATATCATCTGGTTCTGACATATTAAATGTTAAATGGTCATTAGATTTTGCATCACGACCCAAATATACAATAAATCCATCAATATCCAAAGTTTTTATGTTTGGAAATTTATTTTTACTTTCATTAAATGATTTATATTTCTTAATTCTCATATTGTATATATTAATTGTATAAAACAAAAAAGACTCCTAAAAGGAGTCTTTTTTATATAATTAATTAATGATTAGTTAAGTAATTGAGCAGTATCAGTAACATTAATAGTCATGAACTGTTTTTGTGGATACCATCCCACTTCTGCAACAGCATATCTTGATCTTAGTAACATTCTTGGAGCAAATGTAGCCTCAGAGATAACTGAGATAGATTGTGCCATTAAGTAAGGTACAAAGATGATACCTGGTTGGTCAGGGTTATTTTTTCTACCTAATACAATTCTGTTATCGTTATATCTCATATATGGATCAACATAGATAGAGATGTCTCCGATTGAACCAACTGGGTAAAGTTGACCTTGAGAGTTCATTTTAGATTTAACTGGGTTAATTGTGTAACCAGCAATATCTTGTAATGCAGCAGCTAAACCTCCATTTGTAATTAAGTATTGAGCTGGTCCAACACGTCCTTCTGTTGCAATATAGTTAGATGCATGAGCAATTCTAGTTATAAGCTTTCTTTGGATAGCGTGAGTAGTCTCTCCACCAGGAACATAAGAGTTACCAGCATTACCTGTTGCATAGTTAGTGTTTAAGTCAAATAATGACTCAGTACTACCAGCTTTTCTAGGTGCACTTGCAGCATTCAAATCTCCCATTTCAAAGATTTTAGCAACAATTTGTTTAGAAATTGTTTGAGACAATTCATTAACAAGTATTGATTCCATTTTTTGAACAATATCCATACCTGTGTTAGCTTTGATGTCTTCAATTTCTGTTCTTCTTAAAGCAGAAGATATTTCAATTGTACCAACTGCAATAGTTTTAGAAGAGATTTTTGGTCCAATAACACCTGCATAAGAGTTATCATCTTCTAATCTTGACATTGGGTAAGCACCAGCAGCAGCACCAGCAGGAACTGTAGCCCAGTTAGCAGAGAAACCAGGAATGTGATCTTCTAATGCAGAAACTAATTCAATTGAAGGAGTTGTAACTGCAACTGCTCTAATCTCTAAAATTTGAGCAGTCATTGCAGATGTTGCATCAAATGTATTTTTTTCAGCAACAAAACCAAAGTAATTTGCTTGACCAGCAGTATTAGCTTGTCTAAATGCTCTAAACATTGGTAATCCATCAATACGAGAGAATCCTAAAAATTCAACAATATTTTCTTTAGAATCTGGAACATTACTAGTAGTGTAGTGTGTTGTAGTATAATTTGTAGAAGATGCAGTACCAATACTGAAATAAATCTGACCTGTTAAACCACCTTGAGTTTGTGTAATACCTGCAGCAAGTAAAGATGCAGTAATACCTGCAGCAATTGCAGCATCATTAGCTTTTAATTTGAAAACTTGTGGTCTTTCATATGAGTCTAAATTAACATCATCATATTGAAAATCAATATAAAGTAAGTCTAATTTTGGACCTGGAGTTGGTTTTACAGCAACTAAGTCTAAACCAATTGTTTGTGCAGCAATTTTCATTGCAACTGGTAATAAGTTTTGACCAACATCACCAGAACCTGGAGTTCCTGTGTAAGCACCACCTAAGTTAGCACCTAAAGTTGTTCCTGCAGGACCACCTAATACTGGGTTAACTACAGCTCCCATACCAGCTACATTTGTAGCATTAACGTATGCATTTTCATTGATAGAGTGGAACTCAGCATATTCTGACATCCATTCAAGTCTATCACCTGAAACTCCCATGTTTTCCAACACTGGAGACCATTTTTTCATGGCTTTTTGATTATCTATTCTAATTTGTGACATAATAATTTCTTTTTTTTTATTTTTTTATGTAATCTATATATATCCTTGTTTTTCTCACTTTTTTCAAGTGTGGATTTTTTATAGATTATACTCTTCTAAATCTTTCCATAATCATAGAAACTTCTGTATCAGATAGTTTATCCTCTTGGATTAAACCTTCATGAGCAACAAGTTTTTTAGTTACAGTTTCATTAGTTTTGATATTTCTAGTTCCCCAGAAATGCTCAATTTGATTTTCAGTTCTTAAAACTTCTTCTGGATATAATCTAGCTTGTGATAAGATAGATTTTTTAGCAGATTCGTTTAACTGACCCCAGACTGGCTTAATGTTATCAGGCATCAATCTGATTACTCTTTCTTCAAGAGTTTCGTTTTTAGTTGATAATGCTTCTGAGATCAAAGTAAGAACTTCTTTCTGTGTGAAATAACTACTCTCGTTTATGTGTAGTTTAACAGTATCTTGTTCTTCATTTGATAGAGCATAAAAACTATCAACTTGTGATTTGTTTAAGAACTTTAAAAAGTTCAAATCACTGCTTTCAGAAACTTTACGTTTTTTAGCTTCTTCAATTAATTTATTAATAGATTCAGAAAGTTCAGAGTCTTCATGACCTTTAAATTCTTCTTCTTGTTCTTCTTCATGTTCTGGTGTAAATTCACCTTCTTCTTGGTGACCTTCATGATCATGTTCTTCTGCAAACTCAGCAGCATCTTGAGCAAACTCTTCAGCTTCTTCAGCAAATTCTTCAGCCTCATGAGCAAAATCATCATGACCTTCTTCACCTGCAAATTCTTCCTCTTCTTCTTCTTCTTGAGATTCAAAACCAGCATCTTCAATAGATGGGAATTGAGCTTCATCTTCACCAAAAGATTCATTTAATTTACCAAATGAGTTTAATTTTTCAACAATCATTCCTTGGTAAGAAATTGATTTGTCTAAGTTCTCAGCAATGTATTCAGAGTAAGCAATGTTATCATCTAAATGTTCAGCAATGTATTCAGAGTAAGCAATGTTACCTTCTACATGTTCTGCTAAATATTCAGAGTAAGCAATTGAATTATCAACATTCTCTGCAATGTATTCAGAGTAAGCAATATTCTTGTCTAAGTTCTCAGCAATGTATTCAGAGTAAGCAATGTTTTTGTCTAAGTTTTCTGCTAAATATTCTGAATATTCAATGTTTTTGTCTAAGTTCTCAGCTAAATATTCTGAGTAAGAAATGTTTTTGTCTAAGTTTTCAGCAATATATTCTGAGTAATTGATATTTTTATCTAAGTTCTCAGCTAAATATTCTGAATACTCAATATTTTTATCTAAATTCTCAGCTAAATACTCTGAATAATTAATAGCTTTTTCTAAGTTTTCAGCCAAGTAATCATTGTGTTTAGCCAATTTTGTAGTAGTTTCTTTTAATGATTTATTTTCATTAACCACTACTTGGATTTTATCAGCTAAATAATCTAAATATTTAGCAACTTGTGAGTTAGTGTTATTTAACTCTTCATAATACGCAAGTAATTCTTCTAACTTTTTAGTTGGTAAATTACCTTTTGTAATAGCACTGTTTACTACTTTTTTAGTAGAAGCAATCTCATTAACTAAATACTTTGAATAGTCACTTAGTTGTTGTTTTGTTACAAAGTCATTGTTGTTCATTTTGAATAATTCATTCGTTTTGGACTCGTCAGACATTTCATATATCCTAAAGTTATTTTTTTCAATTTGTCCATCAGTACAATAACCTAAAGATTCATTTAATACTTTTACACTCATTTTTGCAGATGCAAATCCTGGATCAGCAACAATGTCATATGTAAAAAGTTTTTTCAATGATACTGAACCATCTGATTCAGTAATACCTGCAGCTCTTGATGATACAAAAACTGGACATCCGTCATTAACCAATGCCTTAGCTTCTTTACCCCAATATGTACTTAACAATTTGATTTCTCCTTCAACTGTGTTCTTTTCAGAAACATAGTCAGCTTTGGTAATAATGTGAGATGCTCTTGATAATGATGTATCAAAAACATCCGGGTGATCAAATTCACCATAAACAACACCTAAGCTGCTCATTCTCTCATTCAATTCTGCTAATGCAGGCAAGAACTTCTCTGCTGTATAAATTCTCTCATTACGATTCTTCACACCAAATTCTGTGAAAGTACCATTAAGAACAAAATCTTTACTACCAGTAGAAGCACTCTCTCTTACAAGAGAATTAGTTGAGTTTTCTATAATTAAAACTGGTTTCATTTTTAAAAATTATTTTTTGTAGTTTGAGGTATATATTACTTTATGTAATTACTTATTTTTTAGAAGTGGATTTTTTATAGTATCTTTGTAATGTCTTGAAATTAAAGGAAATTTTTTTTTATCAAAAAGAGAGATTGATAATTTAATAAATACTTAAAAATATGTGGTTTTTTATGATCCTTTCAAGAGAGATAAATATTAAAATAAATGAATCAAATTACAACTATTATGATTATTTAGGATATGATGTATATATAGGAGAAGAAATAGTTATTCCGGTAGAACTATTACCTAAGGGTTCTCACTATAAAATTAAATGTAAATGTGATGTTTGTGAGGTTGAAAAAGATGTAATCTATAAGAACTATCTTAAATATGATAATGTTTGGGGTGAATATTATTGTAGAAAATGTTCTGAGAGTAAGAGGAAGGAAACACTTAGAAAAAACTTTGGAGTAGATTATCCTATTCAAAATAAAAAAGTTTTAGATAAGATGAAAAAAACATTAATTAAAAAATATGGAGTGGATAATATCTCCAAGAAAATAAAAAAGAATGAATAAATTAAAAGAAGGTAGTATCTATGAAGGTACTATAGATTTCTCAAATAGTGGTAATGCATCCATTATAGTAGAAGACAGAAGTATTTTTATCTATAAAAAAAATACATTGAATGCTCTTAACTCAGATAAAGTAAGAGTTAAAATTATTATTAAGAATAATAAAGTAGAAGCGGAAGTAATAGAAGTATTAGAAAGATTCCGTACACAATTTGTTGGTAAAGTTCACCTAAACAAAGACCTAACCTTTGTAATACCAGACAGTCAAAAAATTCCAGTAGATTTTTATATTAAAGGAGACCATGATGCTAAGAATGACCAAAAAGTTTTAGTTGAGTTCTCAAGCTGGGAACCTGGTTCCAAATCACCTAAAGGTAAAATTATTGAAATATTAGGAGAATCTGGTGATAATAATACTGAAATGAACTCAATTATGTATGAATATGGATTACCTAATAGTTTTCCACTAATGGTTGAAGCAGATGCTGAATTGATACCATTTGAAATATCACAAACAGAAATTGATAAAAGAAGAGATATGAGAAGTATCACTACTTTTACTATTGACCCAGTTGATGCAAAAGATTTTGATGATGCACTTTCTGTAAATATATTAGACAATGATATAGTTGAAGTTGGTATCCATATTGCAGATGTATCTCACTATGTTAAAGAAGGATCTGATTTAGATGATGAAGCTATAAATAGAGCAACATCAGTTTACTTAGTTGATAGATGTGTACCTATGTTACCTGAAAGATTAAGTAATGGTGTTTGTTCACTAAGACCTAATGAAGATAAACTTTGTTTCTCTGTTGTAGTTACTTTAGACAGAAACGGAAAAATATTAAACAAATGGTTTGGTAAAACGGTTATACACTCTGATAGAAGATATTCTTATGAAGAAGCTCAAGAAATAATTGAAGGTAAAGATGGAGACTTCAAAACTGAAATTATTTTATTAGATACAATTGCTAAGAAAATGAGAAAACAAAGAATATCAGATGGCTCAATTGAAATGGGTGGTATTGAAGTAAGATTTAAGTTAGACCCTATTACTAAAAAACCAACTGGTGTTTATTTCAAAACTCAAAAAGATGCAAATAAACTTATTGAAGAATATATGTTACTTGCAAATAAATTAGTTGCAAAAGAATTATCTGATGCAAAATATCCAAATGTTTATAGAGTACATGATACTCCCAATCTTGAAAAATTAGAAGCACTTTCTTTAATCTGTAAAAACTTTGGTTATACTTTAGAAGTTGAAGGTGAACCAGCAAACCTTAAAAAATCAATTAATCAATTAGTTGGTGATATTAAAGGTAAACCAGAAGAGAATATGATTGAAACCTTAATCACAAGATGTATGTCTAAAGCTACTTATACAATAGTAAACTCTGGACACTATGGATTAGGATTTACTCACTACTCTCACTTTACTTCACCTATTAGAAGATATCCAGATTTAATAACTCATAGAGTTTTATTTGATTACTTAAATAAGAAATCTGTTGGAAGTCCTAAGAAAATTGAAGATATGGCTAAATGGTGTTCTGAAAGAGAAATCTTGGCAGCAAAAGCACAAAGAGATTCAATTAAATACAAACAAATTGAATACTTAGAAGATAAAATTGGACAAGTATTTGATGGTATAGTTTCAGGAGTAACTGAATGGGGTATGTATGTTGAACTTATTGAAAGTAAATGTGAAGGTATGGTTAGATATAACAATAACTACACAGTTGATGCTGAAAATTATATTGTATTTCCTAAAATGGGTGGTTCAATAAGATTAGGTGATGAAGTTAAAGTTGTTGTTAAAGCAATTGACTTAGATAGAAAACAAATAGATTTTGAAGTATTCTAATGGAATTAAATGTAAAACTTGATAATAATACTTTAGACCAGTATGATAAGGCACTTTCCACTTATATTGAGTGGAAATCTTTTTATAGAGAAATTAAACTAACAACATTACTTGAGGGTAAAAAAGTTCAGTTTGATATTGATAATATACAAAAGATTGGAATGGTATATGATTTTATAACACTTGATAATGGTAGTAAATTAGACACAATGGCATTTGATATAAAAGGTATGACCTTTATTATAAAAGATAATACTATTGAGAAATTGACCTTAAAGGCAGAATTTTTAGAAACTGATTGTGGAAGGAGATTAAAAGAAATGTATGATGCAGGAATAGAACTTGAAGTTAATCAAGTTTTCACTGATAAAAATATTTCTTTTAAGATAACTTTACCAGAAACTAAAAATCCTTTCAATTGAAAGGATTTTTTTATTAAAACTCAAACTCTGAACTTTCACCACCTGCAGCAGGAGGAGTTTCAGGTGCTGCTTGAGGTGCTGCTTGTCCTCCACCTTGTGCTGGGGCCTCAGGTGCTGCTTGAGGTGCCGCTTGTCCACCTCCACCAGGCATTTCACCACTTTCACCAGAGCCACCAAAGTCAGCTCCTCCACCACCTTCTGATGGAGATCCTGGTTCACCAGTAGCACCAGCTGCTTGATTAGCAACATCCATTGCCCAATACTTAGCATTCTCTGCTTTCTCTTCTGGTGTAAGTTTAAATACATTATCCATAATCCATTCAATGTGAAAGTATGGTTTCTCACCATTCATAACACCAAGTAAAGTACCAACAATACCTGCTTTCTTCTCTAAATTGTTTATCTTTTTCCACTCTTCAAATACTTGGTTTGTAAAGAATGTAACATCTACTGCATTTGTAAAAAACTCATCATCTTTTAATTCAGGAAACTCAATTAACATCTGTAATCTCAATGGTTTAACAATTAACTCTTTGAAATTAGATCTTAATCTACTAATGAAATTATGAAACTTAATCTCATCTCTTGTCATCTCTGCTGCATCAGTAACTAAATTACCACCACCATTATCACTTTCAAATCTTGACATTGGTATTTTAGATGCTCTTTTAAGTGCTTTATAGAACCAATCCAACATTGTGTCATCATTTAAGTTATGACCCTGTGGAGATTCTAATGTCATATTTGGGGTACCTGCATCTCCCTCTGGAAACCAAATCTGTTTATTATAAGGTAAATGTTTTGAACCATTAATAGTTAATGTTCCTAATGAATCATCCCATTCTACTTCTTCTGAATAATCATGTATTAATTGTCCTATTTGTTCTTCTGCTCTTTGTCTGGACATACCTTTAATTGGAATGGTAAACTTTTGATAAATAGTTGCATTAATAATGTTAAACATTATTCTTGTTTGTTGTAATATTTTTAATTGATTATATGGTTTAATCAAACCCTCTACATAAGATGTTTCTGAAAACTCATTTTGTGTTGAATATGATACATAAACAATTTGAGAATCTAAGAATATCCTTCTTAATTGTGGATCCTCTGGAAACTGAATCCATAAGTGACCAATTGATGGTTCATATGCAGGAACTAAAGTCTCAGGTCTTAATCTATTAAAACTAATAATGTTTTTCTTTTTATCATCAAATATAATCTCAAGTGCAACATAACCATCAACTAAGAAGTCTTTCATCATATTCCAAGCCGTTATGTTGTCAGAAAATCCAAACTTATTATAAATAGATTCAAAATACTCTTGATACTTATCTTGTATCTCTGTTGAATACTCAACTGGTAAAGCAACTGGTGAACAGAAATCTCTTTCATCATTATAAACAATACATTCATCTGCAATTGAACTAACAAAATCTCTAATCTCATCTTTGATTGAATACTCTCTTAATATTCTTCTTTTATCAGCATAAGCTTTATCTAAATAAGGTATTGATTTTCTGTTTAATACTGATGCAACTGCTCTTTGTGAGAAGAAGTCATACATTGAGTTACCTCTTGCAGCATATGGATCTTCATTGATACCAATACCAACTTGGTTTCTGATAATCATATCATCATAATTCATTCCATAAGATGATAGGTTTCTTAATATCCTATTAAATAATCCTCTATTTTCTACTGCAGATTGACCTGCAGCTCCAAAGTTTGCAGTATTACTATTTGTATCAAAGTTATTATATGATGCCATTAAATTAATTAAAAATTTTACTTATATATTAAATTTTCATTATTCCTCCAAATACTACCTGTTCCCATACTTAGTAAGGCTTGTCTGTAATCTTTTAATATGATCCTTCATTACATTATACTTATCAGAAATATCACTATTAACATCATAAAACTCTTTTAATGTAGAAGCCATTAATTCTTTATGTCTATCATCTCTTTTATCAATCTTAGCTACCCATATTTCATTTAATTTATTTGGGTCATATTTATTTATAGGATGTTGTGAATATAAAAATCTTGGAAGTAATTCTAAACTAATTCTATGAACTCTAACTAACTGAATTGCATTAAACTCCATTAAAGCATATTCAAATCCAAGTTTTCTAATTTCATTATACATACCATTATAATCAACTTTCAATAGAGAATTTTTTTCAAAGTCTTCTGGTAAAATAAATTTATCAAATAACATCACTCTTACTTCCATTGGAATAAAATTAAAATTAACTGCAAATAAAACTACTTTGTCTTCAAACTTCTTAAAGTCTGCAACAAATACAGGTGAATACTTCATCCAATTAGAATCATCTAAATAATGAAAGAAATAAAAACCACCTGGGTAAATATCAGTAATACTTATTGCCAATACATCTGGTGTACTTTGATTGTATTTTTCATAAAAAAATAATGAATTGTTCTTAAAGTTTTCAACTATTCCATCTCCATTAACAAGTAGGTTAAGTTTAACTCTTTCTAGTAGTTCAGCCATAAAGGATTTTTATTTTTATATATAAAAATAAACTATAGATAAATTATGTTAAATTCTAAACCTAACAACTCCAAATATCATGGTGGTAACTTTATACCACAAAATAAAGATAAGGTCTTAAAACTAAACTCTGAGGGTGGTGTGTACTATAGATCATCTTGGGAGAAGAGAATTATGTTTTGGATGGATATGAAAAAAGAAATATTTCAATGGGGAGCAGAATGTTTAGAAATTCCATATCAAATGACACATTTTGAAAATGGAGATGCTAAAGTAAAAGTACATAGATATTATCCTGACTTCTTCTATAGAATGAGATTAGCAGATGGAACTCTTAAAGAAGTTGTTGTGGAAGTTAAACCTCAAAAAGAATATGATATGGTTATAAAATTAAATGAAGGTAAATTAAATGTACCAGAAAATGGGCTTAAAAAATTAAAAAGTTTTGAGTATGATTTAAAAATGGCACAGAAAAATAGAGACAAATGGGAAACTATGATAAAGTGGTGTAATAAAAAAGGTTATGACTTTATAATCATAACTGAAAATCATCTAAAAAAGTTTAATGTTTAATCTAAAACATATTCTATTTCCTTCAACTCAACTAAATTTCTTAGTTCTGTTTGTAATAATCTAATAGACTTAGACTCTTTTAAGATATTATAAATATTATCTGTAACATTAACCTCAATTGGTTTACCAACTGCCACTTCATAATGGTCAGGAATAGCTTTTGATTGTCTCAATTCATATTCTGTATTAATATAATCCAATCTTGCATCTAAGTCTATATGTATAGAACAACCATCTGGTCTTGAACCTTTTCCTTTAATAGATTCTTCCCAAAGTTGAAGAATGATAGTATCTGATAATTTTTTCATGTTTCTTTATTTACTACTTTTATCAAAAATACTTAATAAGTTTTCTATCTTTTTCTTTCTTATAACATTCTTTGGTGGAAAAATAGACATAGTATGTGTTATAGTAGCAGAACCAAATGCTGGTTGTGCTACTATATCAAATACTTTAATATTAGATTGAGTGGAGTCCATTTCCGTCATTTGCACTATTTATTGAGATAAGTTTTATTTGATGTTCATTATCACCTTTCTTTTTATAAAGGTCATTCCATCCCTTTGCCAATCCTCTCTTAAAGATTTCTGTGAAGTAAGCAAAAGCATTAATTGATTTGTCTTCATTGAAGTTATACCAGTTTTGAAACATATCTAATAAACCACTTTGGTAGCAATCTAATTTGTCATCATTTGACCAGTATCTCATCTTTTTGATTGTTTTCTTTGCTAAGAGCTCTAACATCTTCTCAGCATTTCTTGTTAGTCTTCCTTGAGCTTTACTAACAATTATTTCTATGTAAAGGTCTTTATTATTTAAGTACAATTCATATTTGATTCTTTTTTAACCAAGTTTTAATTAAATTGGTTTCATGTTATATATATTGATGAAAAAAAAGTTTAAAAAAAAATCCTCAAATATTTATTTGAGGATTTTTTATTATGTTTTAGGATGATTATCCTCTAACTCTTTCTTTGTATTGTAATTCTTTAACTGCTTGTAATTCAGCGTTAAGATTTGAACTTCTTTTTTCAAGATTTGCCAATGCGGTTGTTAAAGTTTCTGATTCACCAATCATTTGGATAGAACCTTTAATTTTACCAATGTTAAAGTTAATATCTTCTAATTTAAGAGTGATTTCTCTTTCTTTATCTTCTAATTTTCTTTTAACAATTAATTCTTTTCCTAATTTATTTTCATAGAAATAAGTTAAATCACAATTTAATTCATTTCTTACTTCATTTACTAATTCTAAAGCAGATTCATATTTGAAGAATGAATTACCATATCTCTCATCACATCTGTAAACAAATGTATTGTTTTTGTAATTGAAAGCAAATACTTCTAAATAAGGATTGATTAAGTTGTTAACTCTTTTAACAACATCTAATTCAACAAATTTATCTAAGTTTTTAGAAGTTTCTAATAAAACTGGGTAGAAGTTTTTGTTTACAATAGGAACAATTGGAGAGTTGAATAAACTTTCTAATGTAGTTTCACCATTTAATTCATCATCATTGATGAATAATGCTTTTTTACCAACACCTAAACCAATTGTCATATATTCAGAAATTCTGAAATTAATTCTATTTTCAGTAACTGATGCATATTTCATAGCAGTTTCTAAAGTTCTTAAACTTTGTAAAGCTTCTGCATCTTTAACATGATTTTCTAATAATGTTTTCTCAATTGAATTTTCAGTTAATAAAAACCAAGAATCTTTAACCAAAGCAATGTGTCCTTCTTCAACTTGTTCAACAATTGTAAAAATTGATTCAACATTACCACCACTTAAAAGATTATTTCTTTTTTCTGGAGATTTAGTTAAGTTGTGAACAAATACTTTAATTTCTGGAACCCAGTCATAAACTGCTAACTCATTAAGAACTTTTGACATTCTATCTTGATCAGTCTCTAAATTAATAGTTTGTAATAAAACATTTATAGGTTGTCTATAAAGTTCACCTTGATTTTTAGAATTAAGAACACTATATAAGTTTTTTAATTCATATAACAATTCATAGTTTGCCATATCATCATTAAGGCTCTCTAATAAAGATTTAACTTCCTTATCATAAGTATAAGGTTTTAATCTTTCATTAAGAGATGTAATTATAGTTTTCTCAGAGTGTTGATTACAAGCATTCATATGGCTTTCCACAATTACAAATATCTCTTCCTGGTCTAAAGAAAGGTCCTTTTTGAAGTTAAACAATTCAAGTTTAAGATTCTTCATATTATTAAATATTATTTTTTTTATATACTATATATTTATATTAAAAAGCCATTTTTTACCACTTTTTACTAATCCTTATTAGTATTCCTATTCTGTATTCCTCTTGAGCTAGGATTATCATTTCTTGCATTGTTTTCTTCCCTTGCTCTCAAGATATTATTAAACCATCTAGTTCTTTTTGGTTGTAAAAAGTAATCTGATTGATTATAATAGCTTGATTGTGTTGAACCTGGCTGTGTAAAGTAGTCAGAATAACCACCTTCAATAGAAAATCCGTTCATATCAGATTGTCCTGTTCCTTTTGAATATCCAGGCATATCTATTCTATCCTTTCTAAATGCAGGATAATAAGTTTGAACTTCAAAAGAAACTTTCAATTTAACAGTATTATCACTTGATAAATTCTTTTCTCTTGATATTTCTATACCATTTGTATCAGGCATCAAAATAACTGCATCTATATTCATAAAGTTATGTTCAAAATACATAAACTTATAAATCCATAGAGTGTCCATAACTGATTGACTACACTTAAAAACATCTAACTCACTAGCCAATAATATTTCCAATTCATAAGTTACAGAAATTGGAACAGACCTAACTCTCCCAATCAATTTTTTTATCTCAACCTCATTCTCAACAACAGTTCTTAACCAAACATTTGGATTTGCATACTCATCAGCTCTAATATTAAATCCTGTCATAGTCACATGACCTCTTGGTATAATATCAGTATTCAACTCAACATATCTACCATTACCTGATGAATCACCAGAAACTATATCATCAACAAATGAGTCTAATAAAAATCTTTCATCACCTGTCATTGAATAATAAAAAGGTACTTCTACAAACTTATCACCTGATGAAAATCTGTTTATCCATTTTACTTGACCTTCTAATGTATCTAATACACAAACCGTAAGGTCTCTAAAAAATACATCTTCAAAATTAAATCTTTCTCCTATCATACTTTATATATTAAAAAACTTTTGTCTGTAATTCCAATATATCATGTAAAGGAAAATTATATGTCAGTAAATAAATTATTATTATGGGAAAAATATCGTCCTAAAACTATGGAAGATGTTATCCTACTACCAAGAATAAGAGAACAATTCAAAGATGGTGTTACCCAACACTATATATTTCATGGTCACTATGGAACAGGTAAAACCAGTTTAGCAAGAATACTTATAGGTAAATACTCAAAAGAAACACCATTCTTAGAACTAAATTGTTCTTTTGATACATCTATAGATGTTCTTAGAACTCAAATTGATGACTTCTGTAAGTTTTCATCAATAATGGACACAACAACATCAGATATAAAATATGTATTCTTAGATGAGTTTGAAAGAGTATCAACAAACTTCCAAGATGCTTTTAAAGCATTCATTGAAAAGTATAATAAAAATGTTAGATTTATTATAACCACTAACCATATCAACAAAATATCAGATGGTCTAAAATCAAGAATTAAGTTAATTGACTTTGATGTTCAAGGATTAGATGAAGAAAAGTTCTTAAAACAAGAAATCTATAAAAAGATTACTAATACTATTCTACCTAATGAAGGTGGTGAAATACCTAAAGAAGATTTAATAGCAATAATTAATAAGAAGTTTCCTGATTTCAGGGCTGTAATAGTTGAAGTTCAAGGATATTTAGAAACAGGAACTTTAAGTAGTGGTGCAAGTAACATATCAAATAAAATCAAGTTAGACTTATACAAAAGTTTATATGACAATTTAGATTATGAACAAATCTATCATTTCTTAATGTCAAACTTTGGTGCAGAAAAGATACACTCAATGTTAACTCTTTTAGGTAAACCATTTGTTGAATGGGCATTTAATGAAAAAAGAGAAGACATCAACAAATTGTTTCAAACAAGTTATGTAGTAACTGAGTTTACACCTAAGTTAGATAGTGCAATTGACCCTATTATATTAGGAATGACAGTAGTAGGAAAATTTAGAGATATATTAAAAAACCCAGCTTAATCAACTGGGTTATTTTTTTTATATTCATCTAAGTTTTTATCATTTAAGTATTCTAAATACTTTTGATAGAAAGCTGGATCAACCAAATAGTATTTATCACAAACAAATGTTATTTCTTGGTCAACTATTTTATCCATTTGATTATCAACATAACCATATACTATGTTTTCTAAATTTTCTCTTAATTCTTTTTCAGCTTCTTCCATATAATCATCAAGACTCATAGCAGGTTCCCAATCTAAAAGTTTTTGAACATATTCAAATGACTTATTAGATAAATCATCATTATCCTCTTTAACTCTTTTAACAGCAGTTATAATATCTCTATCATATTCAATTCCATTATAACACCAATCACCATTATTTCCTGGACCATATTGCCAATCCCAATCACTTTCATCAAAATAATACCAATGTTCTCCTTCAATATCACCATATAAATCTTTTACATCTGGATTCCAATAATACTGATAATCTCCTATTGGGAAAAATAAATAAGGTCTACCATAATCACTTGCCACAGTTGGTAATTTAGAAGCAAATACACCAACACTTCTTAATTGAACACCAAATTTTTCTTCAAAAAAATTATCTAAAATCTCAGACACTTCTTTTTTTGTGTCAAGTGGTTTTCTATCAATTCTAGATCCTTTAACACCTATACCCTTTGTATAAGTATCATCTACATTTTTAGCACCTCTAAAAATAGGTCCTACTTTACCTTCTTTTACTTCATCAAGAAACTGTTTACACTCATTCTCTAACATAGAAATAATTTCTTGAAATTCCTCATCTGTATATTCTTCATCTTTATATCTTTTATTAGCCCAAGTAATAAAATTACCTAAACTTGCAAATCTTATTTTTCCAAATCCTGATGAGAAAAACTCATATGTTTTCATATATTTCATAATGTATATATAAAATTTTTATATATAAATCATGGCAAATAATTTTAATTTTATAGATTTCTACATACACTACCCAGGACACCCTGATTATATTCCATTAGAATTAATTGAAGATGATGTTGTGAAAGTTATCATTCAAAAATATGAAATGATAATATTCACAAATAAAGGTGAAGTATTAGGTGAACCTAACTTTGGTGGAAATCTTACAGAATTACTACATGAAACTAAATTATCATCTGAATCTGTTCAAGGAGAGTTAATGGCACAGATTGCAGATTATATACCAGAGATTGATAAATTAACTTATGAATTAGTTGTTAACTTTTATGATGATCCAGAAAATTATCAAGAATATATGGAAATTCTTTTTACAATTAATGGATATGAAGTTTATGCCACTATAGCATAACCCAATTAAAATCTGGATTTTTTTCTATAACATACTCCCAAAAACCACCACTTACATCTTGATCTATAAATATAGTCACTTCTTTGTCAATATTTTTAAGAATAGTATCAATAACATTTTTAGAAAACCCACTTTCACCTGATGAATTAACTATAGACTTAATAGTAACAGATTTATCAGTCAATTTCAACATAAGTGCTTTTATTGGTTCTTTAGAATCAATTCTAACTAATGGATTACCCAACTTATTAAGTTTAGTAGATAGATATAGATTATCATTTGATAATTTATTATAGGTAAATATTTGTGATAATTCTTTTATTAGATTTTCCATCTAACAAAGATACAAAAAATTATTTTATTGGACAATTAGTTGCAGAGTAAATATAATTACTATCTCTTCTAATTTTAACACCAAAGGTTTTTGCAGCTGTTTCAACATCTAAGTAACACTCTTGGTCAGAACCACCAACCATTACAACTTCTTTACCTTTTAAGTCTGTAAATAAATCTTGTAGTTTTTTAGGTAAGTGATACCATTTATGATTGTTACCAATGTATATAAGATAAGTATCTTCTGTAGTCTTAAAAAAATCACCTCTTTTTAATTGATGGTTAGTTTCTTTATGTTTAATATCATTATATACTTTTTCATCTAATATCTTTTTATAGAAATCAGCATCAACATCATAATTATATCTTTTCTCAATCATATCTCTTTGATTAGGAAAACTATATAAATCATTATGAACTGGAATATCAGGATTTTCATCATAAAGATAATCTTTGTCAACATTTTTACCATCTATATGGTTATCCCATATTTGGTAAACATCTTTGAACTTTTTACAATAATCATTAAGTGCTTTCAAATAATTATCATTGAAGAATTTCTTAAAAGACTTTTGAACATCAACTATAATTAAGATTCCATTTCCTTTATTAAAATCCTCATATACTTTTAAGTGTCTCATTTACATTGAATATCTATTTTTAAGGAAATCTATAAATCTTTCAGTACCTTCAAGTGCCAATTCTAAATCATTTTTAGAAAGTCTGTTATTAGTTAAATAATACATTGCGTCTGAATAACTCCATCTACTAGCAACCCTATCAAAAAATCCATTAAGATTATGTAAATATCTTTTTTGTGACATTAATTCTGTAATTGTAGTCAAGTCTGCAAGTAATGTTTCATAGTCATACAAAGTCTCAACTTTATATTTAGATACATATTCATAAATCATAGTATTTATTTGCATTAAATTATTGAATATTTTAGAAGGTGTTTTATCATCACTACTATCAACTAAATTTCTTGTTGAATCCAAACTTCTTTTAATTCTACTTTTATAATCATCCAAAGAGTTAAGATAATTCTCAATATCTCTATTCAAACTATCTATTTTAGATATTAGTGAATTTTTATTTAGTTGACTACTATCTTTTTGCACTGAATACATAATATCATAAATAGTTTCACCTACAGAATTTATCTTACGCATAGAATCAACATCACTTGATGGATTTATAGCAAATAATGCATACTGACCACACAAAAATCTATTTATTAATTTATTTACATTTTTAATTTCATCAAAATTAACATCAATACTAAATTTACTTCTCTTTATAATTTGTTCAAAATATCTTCTAATATTTTGTTCCTTAATAACTACATGACTTTGTAAAGCCAAAGCACCCCTCTTAATATCTTTTCTTTCTTGTTTTGTTACTTCTGTACTTTTAACTTTTTTAGATTTCTTTTCCAATTTATCCAAATCTAATATTAATGCAAAGTTTGCACTTTTTAGTTCTCTTTGAATATCTTCCTCTCTCCAACCATACCAATCTCTTGGTTCAACACTACCATAACTTAAATTGACTAATCTATCATACTTATATGGACTTGTACCATCACCATAAACTGAACCATTTGTTGCAGTTTTAGTAATATATTCACCATCTGTATTAAACCAGAACTTAATATATCTCCATTTAGGTTTGAAAGGTTCAATACCAGTACCATTACAATGTGGACATTCCATAACTCTTATACGTCCAGCACCCCAACTTCTTTTTAATTTACCATCTTGACATTTCTCACCAGATATTCCAACTGAACCAAATTCACCTTCTGATGTAGCTCCACACTTCTTTTCTACTGGATCTTTATGAAAGGCCAAAGCTTTTCTAAGTGGTAAATATTCAAATAAATCATCACTTATTTCAGATAATGGAAAGTCATTTTTATAGAACATTCTTTCTACATCAAATAAAAATGATTTTCTATAATCTTTATCTACAAACTTCAAGGTCTTAGATAATTTAATAGATTGAAATGCTTCAAAAAGTTTTATATACTTTAATTCCTTCATTATATTGATGGTCCAATTATTTCAATTTTTATTCCTCTTGATTTTAATGAATCAAAAAATGGTTTTGCCTGCTTAGTATATAAATCACCAGATATAACAACTTTTCTAAGTTTTTCAACACCTGAAATTGCTCTTTCCAATTGTTTAATACTATCTAAAGTATATATAAGATGCAACTCTTCTAAGTTTCTAAATTGTGAGAAATTAGGAACACCTTTGTTATCACAACTTACAAGTTTTATCTTTTTAATATCTGGTGTATTTTTTACAATATCAGTGAATATTTTATTATCAAATTTACATTTCTCAAATGCAATTGCAGAGTAAGATATTTTATTAAATGGTTCTAATGTTTCTAATTTCAAATACTTAAACTTAACCCATTCAAGATCTAATTTAATCTCTAAAAGATTTTCAGGTATTTCAGTAGTTTCAATTACCAACTCTTTAAGGTTATTATTTTCATCTATAATAAAATTACTCCAATCATATGAAGGATTAAGATCAAGACTTCTAATATTAGAACCTATTCTTTTTTTGTTTATAATTTTATCTTCAATTCTATCATGGTAAGGTCTTTCTAATTTAGAATCATCACCAGTATCAATATCTGGAGCATAAATATAATTATAATCATCTGCATCTACTGGTATATTTGATGTGTATTTCTCAATAATATCATCAAAAGTGGCTTTCATTCTATCTGGATAAGCTCTATCAAAATATACACCAACATCTTTATCATCATCAAGTGTCTCTAACTTTCTTAATTGCATTCTTGATAAAGGCATAACATCAGATAATTTTTGACCATCTTTATTATAAATTGGACTATCAAATATTAAGAAAGCAGGAATACTATTTGGATCAAATACATTTGCCAATAACTGACTTCTACAATCACCTGTATATAAGTGTTGACAAGATGAGTAAAACTTAGAGATAGACATATTTAATATATCTTTAGGATTATGTTTAATAGATAAATAAATATCTTTATTAAATATCTCAACATCATACTTCCAATTATATTCATTATTTGAATCATCTTTTGCCGCACTCACATAAGATTGTAAATTTTCATCCTTAAACAAGTCAGATTCTAACAAGTCAGATTCTTTGTATTTATCACCTAAATTACTTTCTATGTATTTAGAAACCATAGAATTATAATCATCAAGAACTGAATTAATATTAACTAAGTTATTTGATAGAACTAAATCTCCTGGTGTTTTCTCAACTCTAATCATATTTCCATCAGCATCCTTGATAGGTCTACCATTCTCATCTTTTGAAATCATATTATTTGCCAATGTATCATTTACTGATATTTTTTTGAAAACTGGGTCAAATATAAATACTAATTGATCTAAAGTAGGTTTATTTATGTCAATTTCCTTTACACTATCTGATGCAATAGTAGAAACAAAGTTCACAAAAGCTTCTGGTAGATTATCAAATATTTCAATTATTTTATCCATATCACAATCCATAAAGGCAGAAAAAACTTCCATTTTATCTTCATAGTCTAATTTCCATCTACCTTGTTCTATAGCGGTTGTAGGTTCAATTTCTTCATAATCTAAGTATTTTTCACCCCATTCGGCAGCAACTGCCTTTGCTTGTGTAGGTAAGATAACATCTCTCAATCTTGCCTCATTAAGAAACTTCTCTCTATTTCTAATCCATTTCATATATTTTAAATAAATTTATTTGTAGAGTATATATTAAAATTTTTTCACTAATTTTGTTGGATGTTTAACCTTTTTGATAAAATACAAATAAAAAATATCCTTGAACAAAAAATAAAGGACAAAGAAATCATTAACTATAAGTTAACTGATGATAAACTTTATTTGTATATATCAAACAAAAAGAAAAATAAGAAATATAATATTGACCTAAGTAAAGTATCAGGTAAAGAATTAATATCAGTTCTTTATAAGACTATACCTAAAGATATTGATAATCACTTCAAAGTTGAAATGAGAAGTGTTAAAATTAGAAAACTATTAAATTAATTATATGATATTACAAATCACACTACTTATAACAATGGGTTGTCTATTGTTCATGATAATACTATTACATAAATTCTATTCTAAAAATGAAGAATTGAAAAAAGAACTATTTGATATAAAAGCTAAAAACAATGAAATGGAAAAGTTCAATGAAGAACTTATGTTGATTGAACCTGGTGATAAAGTAATTTATCCTGATTATGGTCTTTGTTATAATCCTAAAACAGATAAAGAAAAGAATTTTAAAGTTACTTATGAACTTGAAGTATTAGATACCTCAAAAGATAAAGTAAAGGTTAGAGCAATTGACTTCACATCAACTGATGCAGTTGCAAGAGACCCAAAAAACAAACAAGGTATTATTGATTTTATGAAAGACAAATGGGTAAATAAGAAAGAAATACAATTAATTGTTGATGAATCAATTAAAAGAGATATTAAATTAAGAAAATTAGGTATTAGTTAATGAAAGAATTAGTAGAAATTGAAAGAACCTATATCAAAGATATTATAGAGTTCTTTTGTAGAAAATCCTTAGAACTATTTATAGGAAGAACAGATTCATTTTCACATGAGGTTACATCTTGGATAGAAAGTAAGATTGTAAAAAGATTACATCAAACAGGTCTAATAACTGATTACCGTATTGTTGTTAATTTTTATGATATTGCAGAAACCAGAGAAATGAAAATTGGTCAATTATTAGGAACATCTTCTGTTACTCCTAAAAATAGTATTGAAGTTAGTGTAAATATGGTAATAGAGATTTTGAAACCTTTGAAGTTGAAATTACTTAATTCTTAAACAATAAAACTTATCTTTATCAAAATAAAATTCTATTTCAGTTGGTGATACTTCTCTGATTAAAAAATTAGTTCTTTCACCTACAATAATATCACTAACTGAATCATCTACAAATACTTCACAATTTACATCAGTTAGAAAACTATTAAATAACTCTGTAGATGTTATTATAAAATTATTCAATGAAATATCTTTTAATTCTTTCATAACAATCTTCTTATTATCTCTAATTAGCTTTGTAAGTATGTTTTTAGACATTTTAATCTCACTTACATTAGATAATGTCATGTTGGTATATAACATTGTTTTAATAGAAGAAATATCAGTTAAATCTAACTGATATTTCTCTAAGTTATATATCTCTTCTCTTATAGAAGATTGTACTTTACCATTATTTTTAAATACCTCTCTTATACTGAAAGAAGCTGGATTACTATCAACCTTAATAACATTGAAGTATTTTTCTATCTCATTAGAAAGAAGTGTCATAATAATCTAAAACAATATTATTTTTGTCTATTACAAATAATAGTTCATCTCTTCTAACCAATTGATACTCAAAATGTCTACCTGTCTTAAATAATGTTCTAATAAATGGTATCTCATTACTATAGTTAACTGTCTTTTCATCAATCATTAAACAAAGAACTTTTTTATCATCCTCTGTATTATAATGTGTTACTATATCACCATTGTCTTTATCTAATCCTTGTTTACCATAACAGATAAATTTTGTAGTTAATTTTTCACCACTTGGTGTATAACTAATTGTAATGTTATCTCCAATCTCAATATTTGGTTGTTCATCTTTTATATAAAGTCTTATCCAAAAGTATGTCTTTTGTTCTTCTACAACAGTATTAACTGCCTCATCACTTACATTCTCAGGTAAATCTGTAGTATCAATAGTTTTTATTTGTTCAACTATACTATCTAAATAGTTCATTGTGCTTAAATTACTCATTTTTTGTATTATTATTTTTTTAGTTTGATAAAGGGAAATTGATTGTTGGTGAAGATTGATAACCAACTACTTTAAAGTCTTCATACTTAATATCATCAATAGATGTATTAGATAATTCCAATTTAGGTAATTTATATGTCTCCTGTTCTAATTGAGTATTAACTCCATCAAGTTGGTCTAAATAGATATGACAATCTCCACCAGAGAATATTAAATCATTTGGAACCATATTAACTTCTCTTGCCAATAAGTGTAATAAGAAAGCATAAGAAGCTATATTAAATGGTAATCCTAATGGAACATCAACTGATCTTTGAAACCATTTAAGATCCAATTTTCTTTTAGGTACATTTAATTCATCTAACTTTTGCTCATCAAAATCTGATGCATAGTGAACACTCTTACCTAAAGAATTACACCAATATTCTAACCTTTGTTCAAAAGTCATTTCACTTGTATAACATTGAAACCCAAAATGACAAGGTGGTAAAGTCATATTCTCTAACTCACTTACATTCCAAGCATTAACCATTAATCTTCTTGAATCAGGATTTTTTTTAAGGTCATTGATAAGATTAGCAATTTGGTCTATACCATATTTCTCTTCTTCTACATTATTAGAACCCCATTCCATATCATGTGCAATAGACATTCCAGCAGATAAACCTTCCCAATTTCTCCATTGAGCACCATAAACAGGACCTAAGTCACCCCATCTTTCATGAAACTCAGGGTCATTTTTCATATTATCAGCAAATTGTTCCTTAGTCATAAGTTCAACTGGTTGAAAGTCAATCTGTGGATTTTCTTTTCTTATTTTTTCTTCTGTTGCTATAACATATTTTTCATATGCTTTATAAGCATCACCATTCCAGATGTTACAACCATTATCAACTAAGTATTTGATATTAGTATCACCTTTCAAGAACCACATAAGTTCAATTATAACGGCTTTAGTAAACATTTTTTTGGAAGTAAGTAAAGGGAACCCTTCACTCATATTAAATCTCATAGAGTAGTCAAATACAGATATTGTTCCTGTACCTGTTCTATCAATTTTTTTAGTACCATTTTTAAGAATGTGTCTTAAAAGTTCAAGGTATTGTTTATCTACATTATTATTCATATAACAAAATTAGTTTCTTGTTATATGAATAACTATAGATTTGTTTAATCATGTAACATCATGATTAATTATTTTAAAATACTTGCAATTTTCTTATCTCTAATCAACTCTTTTAATTCAGGAATTTGACAAATGTGTTTATCAATCAATACTGGATTAAATTCTCCTATAATCAAATATGAATCATTCATATTTATATTTGATGAATTTACATGCATAAAATAATCTTTAAAATTATCAAAATATATATTTATTGAATAATTAAAGTATGGTTCTACTTCATTTCCTTTATGGTCAAACAAATAAACTATTTTAAGTTCAATCTCACATAATTTATCATTTGACATTCTTTTTCTCAACCAGATTGAACCATCAGGTCTTTCTTTTAAGAATTTTATAGGTGAAACTTTATCTCTCAAAAAGTAAAAGAGTTTTTCATTCTTTTCCTTTACCCAAATATAAAAATTTCTTTTTACATATTGAAAATAACTAGAAGGAATAGAACAAGGTACAATTTCAAAATCATACTCTTGTTCTATATAATCTACTATTTTGTTAAGTTGATTTATTGGTTCCATTCTATTACTTTTAATTCACTTAATGGTTTTCTTGGTGCATTAGATATTAATTCATGTCTTTTACAACATTCTAAAATATACTCAGAGTGTTCTATGTAATCTTTTTTGATTTTCATAATTGAATTATTATTTTCCTCAACACCCTCTGGGTATCTTTGTTCAGCTCTTCCTAATGTTAAGTGCATACCAAAAAATGGTTCTCTACTTAAACCCATTATCTCTCTGATACTTTCAGCTTCTGGACAGTGAACTCTTAACCACCAGTGTTCACCATTAGATCTTGGTTCAATTTCAACATAGAAATCAATTTCTTTACCTTCAAATACTTGAGCAAATTGTTCAAATACTTGAGCATCCATTCTATCATTAATAAATGTAACATGGGTACCTCTCAAGTTTCTTGCTAATTCAAGATTAAATCTTTTTTTCAAAAACCAAGCATAGTATCTATCTAATTCACAATTAGTACGAATCATAGCAACTCTCTTCCAAGAAGCTTGACTTAAATGCTTCTTGGTTTTGTCCTCAGGACTAAAATCTAATATGCCTCTTACTTTAAATACCATACAGCAAAGATAATAAAATTATATATAAAATAAAAATTAAATTATGGATAAATCACAAAAAGAAAACATTTCATTATTAAGAGAAAAGTTCCTTTTAAACTATTGTAAAAAGATGAATTGGAACCATAATGAGTTATCAACTAATCAAATGTTGATTATAACCTCTCAAAAAGAGTATATTACTCCTAAACAATAAGTTTTTTATTAATATAAATAAAAAATAATTAATTATGAATGAATACACACACTTTTACCTTTGTAATAGGGTATAGACACAAAATGGATAGATTTAACAATCTTAAAAGAACTTTAGATTGGATAAATGGATTTGCAGGTGTTGATGTAATACTTGTTGAACAAGATACACACTCAAAAATATCTCACCTACCTCTAAAAGCAAGACAAATATTCTTAAAATCAGATAAACCATATAACAGATCTTGGGCATTTAATGTTGCCACAAAATTTGCAAAATCAAATGTAATTGTATTCTCAGATTCTGATTTAATAATGGAACCTAATCAATTCATTGAAGGTCTTAAAGCCATTGAAAAATTTGAAATGGTTAGTCCTTATAGTTCAGTATTAGACTTAAACCCTCAAGAGTCAAATCTTCAACTTCAAGACATAGTAAAAATAGACAGACCAGGTAGAGGTGAAACCGATAATCAAAAAATTAATATTTGTGGTGGTATTAGTATCTTTAGAAAAGATGCCATACAAAGAATTGCAGGATGGAATGAAGACTTTATAGGATGGGGCGGTGAAGATGATTTTCAAACTATTAAAGTAGAAAACTTTTTAACACACACAACTTTACCACATAAATGTTATCATTTATATCATAATAGAGAAACACTAAATCAAAATGGTTATCAAAGAACTCTACAATTATTACAGACTCTTAAAAATTTATCAAAAGATGATTTAGTTAAAACTATAAACTTTAGTTTACCAAAAATAGGAATGGTGAATAAGTATGACAACTAATATTAAAAAAATATGCAATTATTCAGAAGATGATAAACCTTATCAACCTACTATATCATTTGCATATATAGACTATCTAACAGAAGATGAAGATGAACTACAAAGAGAGTTAAAAAGACAAAATAGAGACTTAGCTATTGATATTCTATTAGATGAGAAAGATGAAAGTGAATGGGAAAATAGAAATAATCTACCACAATTTGGTGGAGGATTTACCACAGTAATGTCACCTAAACTATTTAGTGTAAATACAATTGCTAAAAACTTTACATCATTTGAAGATTTAGAATATGAAATATTCACTAAGTTAGAAAATCTAACTAAAAATCAACCTAATAGTAATAACACAATGATGAATAATCTAAACATCAATATTGCTAACTTAAACTCATCTTATGATTTTGAGGCTCTTCAAAGAAGAGTTATATCAAAAATTATGGTTTGTAAAAATATTGTTACAATGGAAAGTAGAAAAGGTTCAGCAAATACAATAATTGTTGGAATAAATGTTACCAAATATATTGAAACCAGAGATATGAATATTAGTGGTATGTTTATTGGTTTAGATATAGTAGTAACTCCTTATATTGATAAAGATAAAATTATAGTTATGAGAGTTGAAGATAATATATCAATTGGTCTAAATGTTATATTAAAACCAAATGATGATAAATACTATATGGTTGAAACACCACAATCTTGGGAAAAGACCATGAAATGGTTCTGGGTAAAATAATAAAACCACTCATTTGAGTGGTTTTTTAATTTCTTGATAAAACTCTAATCTTATCATATTTCAACATTAACTTATACATATTTTCCCATTCAGTATTAGGATCTTCAACTAACTTTTCATTCCATTGATTATTATTGAAGTATTCAACAATCATACCAACTCTAAAATCTTCTTTTTTTGTTGGTGTCCAGTATCTTTTTTCTTCATAAAATGAGAATGACATTCCTTTATAAATATAAGAACTCTCACAATTCTCATTGTATTTTGTTACACCTAATATCTTTTCAGATCCTGAATTAAATATCTTTCTTGGTTTATTCTCACCTTTATACTTAATAATTGCAGATTCTACATTAAATTTATCAAGTAAAAATACAATATCACTTCTTAATGAATCATTATCAATAGTACCATATGCCAATATTGAATCATTAAATATACCAGATACATAATTCTTCATTTCTAATATCTGATAATCTCTTGAATACAATACAGACATAATATCATCTAATTTATCAGATGATATTAAAAGGTATGATATTTGAGGATTTTCTAAATTCATAAACTATATATTAAAATTATTTAGTAGTAACTCTAAATACCTCTAATAGTTTACTCATACTTATTTGCTTAATTGCAGCAAAATACTCAATAGCTAATTCCTCTGATAGGAATTCACCTTTTTTAATAACTTCCTCAGAAGTCTTTGTTTTCAAATAAAATGTTTTCATACTCTATATATTTTTATATTAAATTAAATTCTTTACAAATTTCATTTTGGAAGATATTATTTACAATATCTCTATATTTTTTTTGAACAACAATACTATCATGTATTGTTATTATTTTTATTTCAGGATGTAAATTAATTATAGTTTTTATCATCTTGTTAAATATTAAATTTGATTCTGCCTTTTGTAAATCATATGCCAAAACCTTATAATCACCATGTTCCTTCTTATACAACTTAATAAAGTTATGAATTGTTGGAAACAATACTTTGAATAATTTATCAGCTTTACTATTGGTCACATTTCTACCAAATAAAACTTTATATGTCATTTCTTTAACCTTTCTTTTATCCTTCTCACCTGTTTGTTCCATAACATATTGATAATAATAACCATTGGTAGTTAACTCTCTAAACAATTCAAACTCATCCTCTTTAACCCACTTTGTATTAGATTCTTGTATAAGTTTACTTAAAAAAAGTGGTTGACTATTTTGTATATCTATCTCACAAGTTTCTTCACCATCAATCATTAAACAATTCTTTCTAATAAATGACTTTAATATTGTATAGTTAGTATGCATTCTACCATAAGCATCAAAATGGTAAAAAATATGTTTATTATTAATACATTCAACAGAGTAAACATTTCTATTGTAAATATCATAATACTGATACTTCAATGAGTCTAAGAAAAATATTGCTCTATCAAACTCAATGTTTACACTAAATAAATCAGAAACTAATCTTTCCTTAACATCTACATCTATTAATGATTCTCCATCAATAGTACTAACCATTTCAACAAATTTACCTTTGTATTTCTTCAAAAGTACTTTATCATAGTTCTTATACCTTTTAATCTTTGAATTAAATATACTATCATCTAATGAATATACTCTTGAGGTAACACCTGTTTGATATTGTGTGATTAATTCAATTATCCCATTGTCAATTAGATAGTTAATATAGTAATTATAAAGATAACCATACTTATCCTTTAATACAGTAGCATTAATTGCAAATCTATTTTCTTTCTTGAAATAGTACTTTAAAATAAGACTATGAACTATATCAATTAGATAGTCTGTTTTTAATTTTGTTTCTTTGTAATATATGTTTTTTATATTCTCTATGCTATACAAACATTCTGGTAAAAATTGAAGAGTGAAAGTTTTATCTTGTACTCTGTTAGATACCAATTTACTTGGTTTTTTACTTATACTTTTACTTTGAATATTCATAGTTTTTATATTGAAATTAAGATATATGTTTCAAGATTTTTTCTATTTTTTTCTTTCTCATTTCTCTTTTAATTTCAGCTCCCAATAATCTTTCTAACTCAGCAGATGCATCAATGTTATGATATGATTTTAAATCACTTACCAACTCAGGAGACCAGCTTGCTCTAATTTTCCTGGTTGTTGCTTTAACTTCAACTTCCTTCATGTTTAAATTTATCTCATTCATACTTTTATATTGAAAACTAAATATATAGTTTATGAGAGAATATTTATTTGTATATGGTCAATTTAGAGATACTGCTAAGAAGTTATTAGAGGATCCAATTTATTGTGGTAAAGCTACAATAAAAGGTAAAATCTATAAAGTTAATGATTTCTATCCTGGATTTGTTGATGGAAAAGGTAAAGTCTTAGGTGATGTTTATTTAATTGATCCTAAATTATTTCCTGTACTTGATGAATTTGAAGGAGATGAGTACATAAGAACAAAAGTAATCACTTCAACTGATGTTGAATGTTGGGTTTATAAGTACATACATGATGTTTCTAATTTTGAAGAAATTGAATGTGGTGACTGGTGGCTTAGATAAAAAAACCTACTTATAAAGTAGGTTTTTTAGTTTGGTTTAGTGGTTCAATTGGTAGTTTACCTCCTTTTTCACCTTTTTTCTTTTTATTATCAACTCCTTTTTCAAACTCAGAGTAAACATCTGGATAAACTTGTCCTTCTGCATCTGTATCATACTTAATATCAAAGAAATCTTCAAAATCAAGTAGTCCAGCTCTTGTTAATTCAATTTCTTGCATTTTACCCATATAATCATTAATATGATTATCAATTGCATCAACAAATACATTAAACAATTTAACTGTATTCTCAGTAAATACCCCAATTGGTTTTTTCTTTCTTCTATTAAATGAACCTAATATAACTTTAAAAATATACTCAAGTTTATCACTCTCATCTATATACTCTTTAGTTAACTTATTGTTAATTAATTCGGTATTAATTTTAAACTTGTCTTTATCAAAAAACTCTGGAACAATAAAATCAAAGTCAAGTAAATCAGACTTAACTTCTGAAATATAGATATTGAACAATTTACAGATTAAGTAAATATAAATTTCATCTTTTTTATCTCCTTTAAGTTTTATATTTTCTAAATCTACAGACTGACAGAAATTTAAAAAGTTAAGTAATATCAATGTGTATATTTCAACAAACTCAGTATCATTATTCTCACTCAATCTTCTATATAAAGGATTTAACAACTCAAATGAGGTATCACTTGAACTACTTCTAATTATTAATTTCTCAATATTCTTTTGAAACTCATCTTCCATTAAAAAAGAGTTTTGTAACATTGGATTAAGTATTTTGTAAAAGAAAAATGTAAATGACTTCTCACCAAAAATATACTCTAAGTCATCTTCACTTGTGTTTATAAAGTATTTGATAGCTTCAATCATTTTATCTGTAAGTTTACCCTTAAATACTACTGGTATAACATCAACATCAAATAATCTTGCAAATTCTTCTAATTCCTCTAGTATAAATTCATATTTACCTGATTTATTAATAGAAGTTAAAACTAATTTATTTTTAGGAACTCTATTATATTCAATATTTGCAGGTTGTTCATCAGGAAAATACTCAAAGCAAAATGACCATTTTCTGTTTAATAAACTTTTTACTCTACTATCTAACTCATTAAAGTAGTTTATTGCAGGATTGTAATAGTTCTGCATTGCTAAGTCAACCATATTGATAGGTTCTGCAGATAGTGACTTTGGTTTTATCACAAATTCTTTACCATTCCAACTTACCCATATTTTTGATCCTTGAATGTCTTCAAAAATTACTATTTCATCATTAAACAAAGTGTCTAATAGTTTTTGGTCATCAAGACCATTTAATGTTATTAATTTACTCATAATTTGATTTCTTTTTTATATCAAACATATATATTGTTTTTAGTCTTGTTTATCATTAAAGAATGAGACTATTGTATCTAAATTCTCTTTACTGAAACCATCTAATGGACTTCCACCAGCTTTTAGATAATCTTGATACATTTGGTTATATTCATCCATTGTGTATATTCTACCACCTATTTCACTATAGATAACATCAGTATCAAATGAATTTATTGTTTTATTTTGTAACCTGGTTTCACCATATGCAGGTCCAATTGGACCAACAAGTTCAGTACCACTTACTTCTTCTTTAATAAAATCATTATACTTTTTAATCATCATTTCTAACTTCTAATTTTTCAAAATACTCATCTTGTTCTTGTAGTGAGTATCTTTTTAACTTTTGATTATAAATCAAGTTGTAAAGAAATCTATCATTTAGTTCATAGGTCTCATTTTTCATAATAACTAAACCTTTTTCTTCTTCATAGTTATTTTGTATATCTACAATAGGTAGTCCAATTAAACCGTCTCTGTCATGTAAATCACAGATTACTTTTTTACCACTATCTAAAAAGAACTTAACTCTTTCACATGTAGTGTTTTTTGAGAGATACATTAAATCCTTATCATCATTTCTATGATGATAAAGATCAAGAAATCTTTTTTCTCTTTCTGTAAGGACATCCTTTTTTGAAATCTTATTTAATATTCTATTAACTTCAATTTCTTTAAGAGACTCACCTAGTAAATAGTATTTAATTACTTTTTTGATACCCATTTCCATATGATTATTTCTATTCATTATATATTAATTATCTATTATAGTAAAAAAGATGGAAAATGTTAAAAGGATTAATATTTTTAATATATACTTTATGGATAAACAGTTATTAGATGGATTAGATAATTTATCAGAAGCTCTTGTAATGATTGCTGAGGCACTTGAAAAGAAAAATGAAAGTAGTAATAGTGCCACAACAAATGCTTTAGTAAGTGGTGACTTCACAACTCAAATTAAAGAGATTAATGTTAGTATCAAATCAATTAAGAAAGATACTAAGAAAATTCTTGAAAACCAACAAACTATATTAGAAATGTCTAAGAAAAAAGACAAGAAAAGTAGTTTAATTGAAGATGTTGGTGGTGATCAAAAAGCTGAAAGTAATCTTAAAAAAGGAGTTACAACTATTTTATTAATTGCTGCAGGTGTATTGGCCATAGGTATTGCATTTAAGTTAGTTGGTAATATAAACTTTTTATCTGTAGTTGGTTTATCATTAGCAATTGTATTAGTATCAATTGCATTTGAGAAGATAGCCAAAATGAACATACCTATCAAAACTGCAGTTGACACATCTTTAGTTATGACAATTATGGCATTTGGTATAACTTTATCTTCTTGGGTTTTAAAAATGGTTACACCTATTGGACTTGGTCAAGCAGTAACTGCAATATTAATAGCTGGTATGTTCTCAGTTATATCTTTTGGAATTGGTAAATTAATTAAAGCATTAGGTAAATCAGGAATGCAAGAGTTAGGTAAATCTATATTATTCTTACCACTAATATTACCTGCTATAGCATTGGCAATTGCTTTGTCTTCTTGGGTTTTAAAAATGATAACTCCAATTTCATTTTCTCAAGCAATAACAGGTATTCTTATTGCAGGAATGTTTACTGTAATTGCGTATGGTATTGCTAAATTAGTTAGTGCTTTTAAGGATATGAAGGAAAATGAAATAGAGGCAGCAGTAATAGGATTACCTTTACTTCTTCCTGCAATGGCATTAGCAATTTCAGTTTCATCATGGTTTTTAAAAATGATTATACCTATATCTTTAGGACAAGCACTTACTGCAATATTAATTTCAGCAGTATATGTTGTTCTTTCTTATGGAATGGAGAAAATTGCAAAAAGTATTAGTAAGATGGATTGGAAGGATATTCCTAAAATTCCAGTATTCTTTACATTAATGGCATTAGCTATAGCATCTTCTGCATTTATATTCTCTAAATTCTCTAAGGAAATAAATGCAATAACATTTACTATGTTATTAAAAGTACTTGTAATAGGAGCAGCAATGGGTATAGTAATGATTATTGTTGGTGTTGCTATGAGAATGATGGGTAAACTATCAACTGGTGATGTTATAAAAGTACCAGTTATATTTACCTTATTGGCAGCAGCAGTGGCACTTTCTGCTGCAATTTTCTACAATTATAGAAAAGAAATTGATGGGATAACATTCATGTCAATGTTTAAGATATTAGTATTTAGTGCTTGTTTAGCAATATCAGTAGCAATTTTAGCTGTTGGTGTTCTAATTGTAAATAAAATAGGTGGTCCTAAAGATTATATTACAGGTGGTATATCAATACTAATTATTGCAGCAACAATAGCGGCAGCATCACAGATATTATCACTTGGTGATTACTCAGATGGTAAATACCCTGACTGGAAATGGTCATTAGGTGTAGGTCTATCATTAATTGCATTTGGTACAGCTGCTGTTATATTAGGAACAATTGCAATGAGTGGAGTTGGTGCACTTGCAATACTAGCAGGTGCTGCTTCAATACTAGTAGTTGCAGGAACTATTGTTGCAACATCAATTATATTAGGTAAAGGTAAATATGATAAATACCCTACACTTGATTGGTCTTTAGGAGTAGGTTTAAGTATGACTGCATTTGGATTAGCAATGGGTGGTCTTGGAACTTTTATATTAGGTTCTCTTGGTCTTGGTATGCTAGCATTAATGGCTGGTAAAGAGGCAGTACTAATGATTGCACAAACAATAGTTGATTCATCAGCAATTCTTCAAAAAGGTACCTATAGTGGTGGACCAACTAAAAAATGGGCAGAAGGTATAGCATTGGCATTAGGTGCATTTGCACCGGTTTATAAGATGTTAAGTACTGGTGGTATAATGGATGTACTATTTGGTAGTGGACCATCACCAAAACAATTCTCAGAGGGTATAATAACCGTATCAAAAGGTATAGTAGATGCTGCTAATTATTTTGCAGGTGCCAAAGTTGCATTTTCAGGTGGACCATCTAAAAAATGGGCAGAAGGTGTAGGTACAGCCATTGCTGCATTTGCACCTGTTTATGAAGCACTTAGTAGTGGTGGATTCTTTAGTAATAAAGTCACACCAGAAGATATGAAATCAGGAATTATAACTATATCAGATGGTATAATTGCAGCAGCTGATAAGTTTGGTAAAAGTATAGCCAAATTTGATTTATCAAAAGTACCATCAGTGGATTGGGGTAAAAGAGTTTCATCTGCAATTATGTCATTTGCACCAGTATTTGACTTCATGAATGGTAGTGGTATGTTTAAAAGTAATAAAGGTGCTATAGATGATATGGTATATGGTATTAACTCAGTGGCACAAGCAATAATAACAGTTGCAAAAAGATTTTCTGTAGTAAAACCAGATATATGGAATTCTTATCCTAAAAAAGAATGGGTAAGCTCATTAAAATCATCAATAGGTTCTTTTGTATCAATAGTAAACTCACTAAAAGATACAGACTGGATTGAATTAGACTCTGTTAACTCAGTTGCAAGAAGATTAGTAAATGCTGCAGTTATTCTATCTAAAGGTGACTTTAGTAAAAAAATTGATCCTAACTTTATTAAGAACTTATCAACTAATGTTCTTGGATTTTCAACACTTGCAAAAAAATTAACTGAACTTAATAAAGGTACTGGTTTAGTCAAAAGTATGTTTGGTTTAGACCCTGTA